ATGAAAAACTATAATCCGGAAACTTATGGGCAAGGCTCATTTAAAGAAATAGCGCAAGGTGTTGCCGTTCTGATTGGCGCGGCAGCTGTCGTTGTTGTTTTATATTTCGCTTTTTTGGCTGGCCTTGATAAAGAAGCGGCTCGCATGGATGCGGTGAAACAATATAATTGCCAGCATTACGGCGCGTCAATGAATAAACATTATGGGCAAGAGGTGTGTCCACCAACGCAGGCAACGCGATGATCAAAGACGATAATAAAATTGTGCGCCGGATGTAAAAATCATAAAATAAGAGTTGCGCGAGCAAATACGGATCGGGCAATATTATAGATGCAGGGCAAAAGATAATTGCCTGACAAATTCCCCAAAACTCAGCCGCCCTTGATTGGGCGGTTTTTTTGTGCGCCCTATTTAAAAGCGGCTTTTGATTGGGGTAACAGATTGGCGCGGCAGGAGTTTAATTTAGTTTATTTTGTAGTTTAAAATACTCTAGCCCTTATAAATAGGGGTTTAGGAGTTTATTTATTATTCTCTTTCTTTCTTTCTTATTATATATGCGTACGCGAGGATATATGAAAAGGGATAGATATAGATATAGATAAATAGGGGGTATTAAAATAAACTAACTGTTTTTGGGTTAAGTTATTGAAATTAAAGGGTAATTAGTTTTTTAAACTCTGAAATAAACTAAAATAAACTAAAAATACTCTTGATTGTTTGACGAAGAGCAAAACATTGATTAAGATTTGATTAGGTCGATGTTGGCCTAGCTAAAACTAGAGAATGAAAGGTTTTATTATGAACACAGCGGAATATCCACAGATTGGAACGAGTGTAAGCTATCTCAGAGCCGATGATGACGGGCAAGTGCATCAAGGCAACGGAATTGTGCAAGCAGTCTTCCTTGATCCAAATAAGCGCATTCAGGCGCAAGTGCGAGATGGTGAAGCGGCTTGGAATGTCGATTTATTTTGTCTTAACCCAAATGAAGACACGCGCAAAGCCTACGCAAAATTGATTAAAGAAGTGCAGGGCTTGACCGATGAGGGCAATAAGCTTGTGCAAAAGACGGTTTCAGAATACAATGATAAAGTAAAGGCCGCCTATGACGCTGTTATTGGTGAGCCTGTAAGCTTTCCAGAGCCACAAGGCGAACCGCTCCTCGAAGCTCTAGGCAACGAAGAAGCCGTTTAAAAAGGGTTTAGATATGACAAAAAAGAAACTGCCGGCCAAAAAATCATTGTTCATTCAGGAATACCTTATTGACCTCAACGCCACGCAAGCGGCTTTGAGGGCTGGTTATTCCCCCAGAACGGCGATGAAACAAGGCTGGCAGCTTCTCCAAGAACCACGCATTAAGAAAGAAGTACAAGCGGCAATGAACGAGAGAAGCCGGAGAACGGAGATTACAGCCGATAGAGTGTTGCAAGAGCTGGCGCGGATCGGCTTTGTTGATACTCGCAACATTATGAAAGTCGATGACAAAGGCAATATGGTTGTGACTGCTTCGGACATTCTCGATAGTGATGATGCGGCCTGTATATCCGAGATCAGCCAAACGATTACCGAAAACGGCGGATCATTAAAAATTAAACTACATGACAAGCTGGGCGCACTGGATAAGATCGGGCGACACCTCAAGCTATTTACAGATGTTCAAGAGCAAAAGCATACCTTTACGCAAATGGGGCGCGTGATGGTTGGTGATACGAAGGCTAAAGACGGAACAGCCCTATCCTTTAACATTGGGCAAGACCCTAACCAACTTGACGGAGAGCATAACAATGATTAAATTTCCTTTAGCGTTTCGTGGCAAATATGAAAACGCCCTTGAGAGTGTCGCGCATTACAAGCGCAAGTTTGAGCTTGAGCAACAAAAGACGGCTGATTTACGCGCCGACTTGCTGGAAGCTCAGCGCAATGACATGCCACGCGATCCAAAAGGACGGTGGAAAAAAAAGAAATGATAGAAAGCACGGTGAATTTATGGGTACTGACACTAGGCTTGATTGTTTTCATGGCATTTGTCGTGCTTCTATTCGCCTTGATAAATCTGCCTTGGCCTCATAATGACCATTAAAGGGGCTTAATCATCGATAATTCAACACACCTAACACAACCGCTTGACCTTCCGGAAATCCTGAATATACCGCCTAAGCTCGTGCCTATGGTGACGGACTTCAACAAATATGATTTGTTCTTGCTCGAAGGTGGGCGCGGCTCTGCTAAATCTCATAGCGTGGCGCGTTTGCTGCTGTATCTGGGAGAGCAAAGAAAGATTCGTATTGTCTGTGGTCGTGAGTTTGCCGCCAATATCGAAGAGAGTGTTTACACGCTCTTAAAGGATTTGATCGAAGAGTTTGACCTTGCCTATGATGTCTTTGCCTTCAAGATTAAGCACAAGTGGAGTGGCACAGAATTTCGCTTCAAGGGTTTTAGAGAGCAAGGCAATGTGAGCGTTAAGGGTTTGGAGGGTGCGGACATCCTTTGGATTGATGAGGCGCAATCTATCACAAAGCCAACGCTTGACATCATTATGCCGACAATGCGTAAAGATAAAATCGCCGTATTCTTCACCATGAACCGCTTTCTGCGTGAGGATGCAGTGCCAGAGTATTGCATTGGACTGCCTGAGTGTTTGCATATTTCAATCAATTACAATGAAAATCCGCATTGTCCGCTTGTTCTCAAAAACCAAGCAGAGACAACGCGCCTAAAGTCTGAGCGTGACTATCGTCATATATGGCTGGGCGAGCCTCTCCAGCAAGCGGATGATTATCTATTTAACTTTGACAAGCTTCATGCAGCCTTAAAGCAAAAACCATTTGGCGAGACATGGGGGCGGCAACGTGTCCTCGGAATTGACTTTGCGGCTCAGGGTAATGATTTATGCGTGGCAACCATTCTTGACCGGATGAGCAATCAGCATTGGTCACTGGTTGAACGCTTCCCTTGGGATCAGCCGGATACAATGATCAGCGTTGGTAAGATCGTTGGAATGATCGGGGATTTCAAGCCGGATGTTACCATCATTGATATAGGCGGCATGGGCAAGCCTGTCTTTGATCGGCTGCAAGAGGTTTTCGCCAATACTGGCGTTGTCATCATTGCCTTCGATGGTGGATCGACAAAAGGAATTGATAACAAAGCTTATGCCAATATCAGGGCTGCAAGCTATTACACTACAAAAGATTGGTTTGATCAGGGTTTCTTGTGTATTGCTGAAAAAGATAAAGAGGTCATCAAGGAAATGGAGCATATTAAAATGAAATATCGCTCTAATGGTTGCCGTGTGATCCAGTCCAAACAAGATATGAAGAAAGAGCGCGGCTACTCGCCGGACAACTCGGACAGCTTGAACATGGCTGTTTGGGGCGCGGTGCATTATATCGGCAAATCGCCCAATTCTACAGCCGGACAATCGGGGCAAAAAGTACAACGAAAATCAAACTCTCGACAACGGCGCAGATAAAAGTTATTATTTTGTGACAATGTTGTCGAAATTTTACTTTAAAGGAGAATAAGGATCATGGGAGACGCTGTAAAAGGGTTGGTGAGTATTATAACAGGGGGCAGCACACCGAAGGCCGCCGCAGCTCCAGCACAAGAAACAGGTGACGCAGCCCGAAAATCTGCCGCCTCACGTTCAAAGCTTCTAGAAACACAAGGCGGAGAAGTCGGGCAAGAGTTAAATCCGGATGAAGTGACGAAGCGCAAAACACTGTTAGGAAACTAAATTCAATGAGCAAAGATTTCGACAACATTCAAAAGCTCTATTCTGATCTAAAGACAGAATGGCAGAAGAAAAAGCCCGATTGGGAAGACATCGCGCATTTTGTCGGAATCGGCGTTGATCCTGACTATATGCAAAACAGGGGCAAGGGCTCAAAGTCTCGTGACCTTGACGAATATGTTGATGATCCAACAAGCGCAATCAGTGTCAATCAGGCTGGCGATTACCTCATGGGGATTATGTGGGGTACTGGTGATAATGTTTTTGACATTGTGCCGAGCCGCTATGTCACTGAGCTTGTGGACGCTGCAACCGTTGACGACTTCTATGCCTTTGCAACAGATCAAGCCCTTTATCACATGAACCATACGGACGCTGGCTTCTCTACAGCCCTGCGCCCCTACACTTATGATCAGTTTTCCTTCGGTACATCCGGCATTGGTGTATTCCCTAACGTGAATTTTATCAATCGCATTGAAGAGAACGCGCTTATTTTCCGCAACTATGGGATTGATAACACCATGATTGATGAGGGTAAGGCCGGACAGCCTGAGATTGTCGCCTGTGTCTATAACTGGAAGATCAACCGCATCATTTCTGAGTTTGCTAAAACTGACGGCGCAATCAATGAAGAGAAGCTCGCCAAGCTGCCTAAGCCCATCCAAGAGGCGTGGAAGTCCAAAAGCTTTAACGAATATTTCCAGCTTGTCTTTATGGCCTATCCTCGTGAAGATTATGATCCGAAGCTCAAGGGCAAGCGCGGCGCACGTTATAAGGGCGTTTGGTTTATGGATGATAGCTCGCACAATGATATTTTCCATGAGGAAGATTTCAAAGATCGCCCCATTGCTATGGCTCGC